AGAGTAAAGAAAGAAGATCGACTTTCAAAAATTTTAACCGACTTTACATTGTTCTCACGGATTTTCCAAGAAAATTACCTTTCGTTTACGGTCGGGTTTAGTTTTGAAAAAATAAGAAAGGAGTACCAAGAGAAATTCAGGGATTATTTATCTAAACTCAATTCCATAATGTATGACACCCTTACAAGGTCACTTGCCATTCCTATATCTGGAATAATCAGTTTTGCTGCCATGGGGAAATTTGATAATGTAAACTCGTGGGTTTTAAATATGGCAGCTATAGTTCTTTCTTTATATACGACGTTCACCATATATTATCTTACAAATTATCAAAAAGTATTGGTGCAAGAATGTCAGTCAGAGTATAGTGTTCTTTTTAGGACAATGCGTGATGAGTTGAAAAAGTTAGAGTTGACGGAGCTTAATAAAAAAGAGAATGCATTGGATTCTCAATGTAACACGTTATATAAAATATTCGGTTTAGTGTCGGCATTATCATTCAGTAATCTGATTTTGAATTGTACGATGTTTATATCATCTTTCTTAAAATAAAGAGTTTAGTAAGTTTCTATTAATTAGTTCAATTTGATCTTTGTTCATATCATCCATCCATGTTGCATATACTTCATAAACCATTTGTGCATTTTCATGTCCCATCTGACTTGCGATAAACGACGGGTTTGCACCGGCGGATAACAACCAGCAGGCGAAAGTATGCCGTGTGTGATATGGATTCCGACGACGAATGCCAGCACGTTTTACGGCAGCGTTCCAACGGTGCCCGATGCTCGATACGCTGTAATACGGTTTTTGCTCGCCTTTACGCATCCTTGGCATGAAAACAAAGTGCACGCGCTGGGTTTCTGTCCTTCCATATTCACGGTGGTTAAAAACGATTTTTGACTTTGGCTGGAGGGCGGTAAGTTCACGCTGTGCTTTCAACGCTTCCAACGCAGGTTCCAGCAGCTTTATTGTCCGGTAGCCTGCATCTGTCTTTGGCGGCCCGAAGGTACCGATAATGGTCAGATTACGGCACACGCTGACTGTTCCCGCCTCGAGATCCACATCCTCCCACGCCAGCGCAGCAAGTTCACCATGACGAAGGCCCGTATATACTGCAAATTTCCACAGATTCTGGCTCTGGCCGTATTCTGCTTCCATCAACTGTGCAAACTCCTGCTTTGTGAGCGGGTCCGGTTTGATCCGGGCTTTTTGCAGCTTCCGAACCCCCTCAAAAGGTTTGTGCTTAATAAACCCTGAGTGCTGCGCAAAACGGAGCAGGGAGCAGAGCAGGGAAATGTAATTATCAACCGTGCGCGCGGTACGGCCGGTTTTATTTCCTCTCGTGGCGTTTCGGTAATTTGTCTCTCCGTTTAGCAGCTCGTTGCGGTAGTTCAGAATGTCGCTGTGGCGAATCGTCGAAAGTGGCGTGTTTTTATTGATAATGAATTTCAGCGTGTCGAGCTGCGAGCTGGTTTTGCGCAAGGTGTTAGCCGCCAGTTCAGTCTCTTTTATCGACAGCCACAGATCACAGAGTTCGCCTAGAGTTCTGACTGAAACCGTAGTGACAATTTTTATTGCTTTTTTGGAGGATGGGAAGCGAGTCTGGTAGTCGAACTCGCCCATGTTGATTTCACTGACGATAATTGAGCGCAGATTACCTGCTTTTCTGATATTAGCAGGTGTTATGCTCCATCCTCTGAGAGTTTCGCGGCAACGTTTTCCTCTGTACATAAACCAGATACAGATGCTACTACCTCTGATTTCTACACCTGTTGGTAAAGCAGCCATCGCTAGGAATCCTGAATAAACTTGTTAATCATGGGGTAGTTGTACCAGGTCGTTCCGCGAGAACTTCTGAGGTTTCCTAAGGGAGATACTCTTTTAAAATGAACCCCTTCAATCCAGCAATTTTGCCTGTATTTCTCAATCTGGCGGTCATTTAAACCAGTCCGATCCTGTAGTTTTTTTTCTACCATCCATTCTTCATTAAAAACGATTTGCTGAATCATTGGTCATGTCTCTTTTACTTTATGACCATCAGCGCACTATACGTAATAGCTGATGGCCGGGGTTGAACAACGATGATCAGGTCCAGAAATCAAAGGATTGCAGCTCAGCTCCTTTTTCAGTTACCAGCCGTTTCGTATGGTCATTCTGGTAACCAGCCCAATGCGAAGCGCGGATAACTTCTGCCTGCTCCTGCGAGTAGATGTCCTTCGCACATGGGCTGGATAGGTTGGCAGATCACGCAGACAAATAGGGCAGTGATCTACTGTGTGGATCCCCGCATAAGGTTTCCGCCCGGATACGAACATGCGCATCATCTGCGTGCCACATTTTCTGCACATGGGCGCATCGCAGGTATATTGGTGGAATGCGTCAATGCATTCTCTGCCACGGTCATCTTTTGGAGGAAAGCCGAGATTCCCATCGCAGAGCAGCGTGGCCGGTTCACCACAAAACATGCAGATATGTTTTTTCATGCAGCCTGATCCTCACGCTGTACACACATTTCAGGCAGGTTAGCTCTCACCAGCGCCTCAGCTAACTGCGGTGGTACCGCATTACCACAGCTAGTAATTTGCTTGTCCTTGGTGTACTTCTTGCCACGGTAATCCCGAAGGATGATTTCCGGTATTGCGGGTAACAGCATGGTCTCCAGTTCGATAATTCTGTTTGTTGCGTATCGTAATAATGCGTCCACAATGTCCTCCGTTTTCAGGCTGCACGAATCCCGCCGCGTGAGCGGTGTTTTTAAGCGTTCTACCTCTATTTACTGTCTGGCAATATCAGCGTTTATCCTGCTGCTTTATTTTCTCTGGCCTGATTGCGTAAATTTCGGATATTTTCCTCCCGGGCCATTTCGGCTTTTATCTGCGCATATTCCTGATATTCAATACGCTCGAATTTCGCATTAAATTCACCAGTGGAAACCGAACGGATTTGGCTGTCATTACGGCGATACACAATCCTGTCGGCGTCACAGCGGTAAATCGTCACAGGATAGCCGTCAAAATCTGTATAAATTTGTCCACGCTGAATCAGGCAGAACATCGGTTATCCTTCTGTTTGTGTCGGTGCTGCCAGACATGCGCTACCAATCTAAGCACAACGACCGCCGAACTTCATGCGCAACTCTGCACGCTGTTTTTTGGTAATAGTGGTCATGGGTTAGTCCTTCTTGTTTTTGTAGGCCTTTACGGCGCGTTGAATTTCAACAACGGAATGAGCTACCCTTATTTTTTCCCAGGAATATTGAGCTACGAATCCCACCAGTAGAGCGGTAACCAGTATCCCTGATAACAGGCAAATAGTTACGCCTATGCACTTGAATATCCACATGACTAGTTCCATCTCATTCCCCCTTCACGCCAATGCCAGCGGCGCGGTCGATTACTGCCTGTGCATCAGCGATTTCACGGTTATACCCTTCCGTATCATCAGCAATGCCATATTCCCAGCCGGTTTTCAGGCCGCTCAGGAAACATTTGTCTCGAGCAATTTGCAGTTCTGCTATGCGCTGGCGTAATGCTGCAATTTCCATCTCGGCGGCGTCAGCATAATGAACGTTTGAGCAGTTATCTTTCTCCAGCTCATCCAGCAGCGCCAGCACCGTAGCCGGGTTGAATGCGGCGATGAATCGCTTATTGGCCTCGATGCCTTTCGTGTAACGCTTGATGATGCCAAGCTCGTGCGCATCAGTTGCTAATTGGCGCAGCGCCTGTTTATCGATTGTCATACTGGCATCCTCCCCACGATTTCAATAACCCGGCGCATTACCGCGCTTCCCCGAAAATCCGGCGGCAAATCCACCAGGGACTTTCCTGAGTTGTACGAAAATCGCTGTAAGTCAAAATCAAGCACAGCCCGCTGGTCGCGGAACAGGCCGCAGCGTCCATGACGAATAAGGCCACCGCGTATTGTCGCTTCCCGAAAGTACTTTTCTGTTGTCCCACGGTGCAGCGACAACATCTCTGATGCCTGGTTAACGGTCAGGCGACCACGCAGGTTCACTTCCTCGATGATTATCTGAATGAGTGCCTCCTGCTTTTGTGGTGGGTTTGATCTGGGCATATTCAACCACCTCCGTTATGCAGTGATGTATTCCGGTTTCATATCTGCCAGGGTGATGCTGAACTGATCGTGCAGCTCGTCACCCAGGTGACGTTTGGCCGCAGCAAGAGCTCGCTCAACTTCTCCGAACCGTTCTGCTGCATTCGGTTCGTCCGGAGACGGCAGGGAGTTGATCGCGGCTTCAACTTTGTTGCGGTGATCTACCAGGTAATAGCGCTTCACTGCCTTGTTTTTCAGTTCGGTGAACAGAGCCGAACCGAGTGTGACCTTCGCGCTTTCGATATCAGCCCGGACTACTTTGGCGCTGTCTACATCCTGCGTAGCATTGATGCGTTCGCGGAAAACATCAGCCAGTGAGTCGATATTTACTGACGATTCCTGCGTGTTTTGTGTGGTTGTGACGGTGTCACCTGCGATTTCAGCAGCGCTCATTCGTTGGATTGGTGCAGGGTTAATTTCGCGCTCTGTTCGTTGTTCCAGATCTTCTCTGTCATAAACACCCATTGTGACTTCAGGGCAGTAAGTCCTCGCCCAATACTTAACGGCCAAATAACCTATTTGCTGTTTAGGTGCGGTTTTCCACAAAGGGGAATTTCGCGTAGTAATATCAGCAAGGTAAATTGGCTCTCCCCAGGTCACCTCTGTCTCGCCTCGAAGAACTGCTCCGACACGAACAAACAAACCTGATTCATCACGCCCGTCTTTTTTGCCAACAATTTTTTCCCACTCACCGCCGTACTCGTATTTAAAGCGCCCGTGTACAACTTTGGAGCTGGTGATTAAAGCGTTGTAAAGCTGTGCTTCATAACCCAGAGCCCCGTTAACCAGGTGTGTTTTCTGTCCTACAACAAATGGGTCCATACCCCAACGAGCGGCCTGCATGATTATTGCCAGACAATCAGAAGGTCTTCCCTGTAGATGTTTCGGTACTGTCGCGACGCCCTGAGACATCACCTCTGCTAGCTTCATCATGCGATCCATGACGTCGATATTCAGAAGCAGGGATGTGTTATTCATCGTGCTCGGTTCGTTATGTTCAATTACTGCTACGTTGTTTTTTTCCATCATCATTCCCCTTGTGCCGTACGCAGCGCTTCAAGGCGGCGTGTGTCGAAATCGTTCAGTTCGTCGGTGTAGTCGGCTATTTCATCGGAGTTACCGGAGGTGATCGGCGCTGGCCACTCGCCAGTGTCAAAGCCGGTAGCGATGGCGCGCATTGCCTTGCGGTACTCCAGCATGCCCAGTTCCAGAAGTTCGGCGGATGCCTCGATGATGGCGATCCAGTGGTAGTTCTCGTCTTTGTTGACGAAAATCCAGAAGAACTGGTCAAGCGCTGCGGTCTCGCAATACATGGCAGCAGCGGCAGTAATTTAGTGAGAGACATGTCCGCCCTCCTGCTGCCCTTCCATCATGGCCTGTTGCCTGGCTTCCAGTGCCTCACGCTCTTCAAGTTCACGTTCGCGGCCATGCGGTGGAATGCCGTATCAACGCCGAAGATCCGAACACCTTCCTGCCAAGCCCGGGCAAAATCACCCGTTTCCACGCACCTGGCGGTTTTGGCGTACGTTG